CATTTGAATAAGCATAACCACGATAGTAGACAGTAGTCCCGCCATAATGGTCCCTGTCGCACCAATGATAACCTTAGTCATGCTTTGGTGAGATGAGGTAATCTTGTCTTTTAGTTCTAAGACAATAGTATATAAAGTATCTTGTCTGTTTTCTATCACTTTTAATTTCTCATGCATAGTATTATACCTCTCCGCACATAAATCCACGTGAGCTTCAAGCGATTCTTTTTCTATCTTATATACAGTCTTACCATTTGGCATAAATTAATTCCTCTCGAACTACTTTTCAATAAGTAGAATATCAGTTCGTGAGCCTGAGTGTGCCTTAAATGAGCCTAAGTTAGTTATTAATGTGCCTATATTAGCCTTTACAAATTTGTAACTTATAATTTTGTTACACTCGTATTTATAGCTCTGCGTTTTTGATAATATAGGTATTTTTATCGGTATTTGACGAACAATCAAATATAGTGCCAATATTAACTGATTCGTCTAAGTTATCAAAAATAGGAATATTCTCTATATCAGATGTTAATCCACTTACACTTGTTTGGCCGGCAAATTCTGTAGCAAATTTTACTATCCATATAGAATGATTTCCTGCATGAGCAGAACCAAAATCATAATTAGTTAAATTTTGCCCGTCTAATCTCATAACAGAACTTATAAACGGTTGGCATCGTAATCCTATTGTTTGTAATAGTACACTAAGATTTTGTGCTTGCTTATATTCTTTACCAGAGCCAGTTGTCACACCGGTATTTGTAGTATCTACTAATGTATATACAGTAAAAAATTCTGTGTCGCCGTGGCTAAATTCACCAGGTCTAAAGATACCACTCGGAGTTTTGACCGTCATAATCTATTTTGCAAGTTTGCCTATTTGTTTACCAAGATAATAACCAGCAGTTGCCGCGCCAGCTAATCTTAAGGCACCCTTGGCAATCTTTTTCATACCACTTTTAGTTTCGGGATTGTTAGCATTATCTATGTTCCAATTCCTTTTTCTAGCCAACATTTCTAAATAAGGAAATAGTTCTGCTAACCTAGCATTTGTTCTAAAATACATAGACATTCTTGTTACTACTAGTTGTTTTTCTGGAGTTGAAGCTTTATGCCAATTTTGAACTAATCGTCTAATACTTTTATAATTGCTTGTCTTAATGTTTAATTTCTTTTCAAGCATTAGAAAAAAGCGTTGGATAAATGCACTATCTATACGCAAACTATCATTTGCCATTTCTTTAAACATTTTACGCAACATATACATAGGTACATTTATACGACTTCTTGCTAAAGCATTTCCTTCTGGTGTGCCACCTATTAACTCGTCTCCAGCTGTATTGAACAATATATAATAGGCTATATAAAGATCGGAACCAGAAACTCTATAATGATCAAAAGAATTATAGCGGATAGTTTTCTCTGCATAATCTACTCCCGCAAGTCCAGTATCATTTTCAGAATATACAATAAACAAAAGAAGAGTATTTAAAAATGCAAAATTTGCAACGTCTTCTATACTTAATTTACGCAAGATGGCTCTATTTCGAAACATTCTTGCTTCTGTTATTTCTTTGTTTATAAAAGATAGTTCCATAGTAATATTTATTATAATTTATATCGTATGTTGTGTCAACTTATCCAAATTTCTTATCTGGTGCAAAATTAGCAGAAGAAAATGTAAGTCTATCTACTAACTTAACAGCATTACCTAAATGATCGACTGCAACAAATCCTTCTGGTGCAGTTACTTCAACTGTTCCGTCTGGGTGCATTAAAAATGCATCCATGCTTTTAATTTGATTTAACTTATTAACTAATAGATTCTTTGCGGCAATTGTTCTTAAGTATAATCCATATATTCCTTCAAGTTGAGGTTTATTGGATTGCACCCATTCAATTGCTGTATTCAAATATTCTAATCTCTTTTGACCCGCCGGTCCTTCGGAGCCTGTTTTTAATTTTGCAACTGCTGTATCTGTGCTATCAATTAGTCTTTCTACAAAGTCATCTACAAAACGTGAAGGGTCTTCTTGAAAACTACCGCCTCGTACAGAAGTATTAACATGTGCTTTTAATTCAGTTCCTATTTCTTTAATTGGACTGTTATTTAAAATATCAAATGTTGAACTTGTTGCCTTATTAGCAAATGCAACATTATCATTAATTGCCTTTGCTATTTCTTTACTTTCTTGATCCGTTAATGTTGCCGCACCACTATAGTCTTTTATATAAGCATCATCTACCCAAACATCTGCCGATTTGCCCTTTAAACCACTTACGTCAATATTGAAATTAGCAGTCATGTCTACTAGATTGTCGCCTTCATACATTGTATGAAAAATAATACCTATTTTAGCACGTCTTATTTCATTTGCAAGATTGCTATCATTGGGCACAGCATACATAATTGTATTTGGTTTAAATGTTAAATAATCTTTACCATCAATTTCATATACCTCTAACATGTCGGGTGTAAACAATAAGTCACCTTGAAGGACTTCTTTTATACCTAGTTTTCGTAGATGCTTATATGCATCCCCTAGTTTATCTCTGAGACCTGATTTATCTACAACTTCACCATCACGCATTCCATCCGGATGATTTTTCATAATGTGTCCAGGCTTCTTATTTAATTTTGGATTTTGTGCAAATACACCTTTTGTACCTACAAAAAATTTACCGTCACTGGGATCTGTACCAGTAATTAAAGCAGGAGCACCATCCCACTTGACTGTTACTTTTGTGGATTTCTTTGATCGGCCCTTTAACATAGAAAGTAATCCACGCATTATGTCTATGGACTTTTGTACACCAGCATATCCACCATTTAAAATTTCATCTTCTATATGTTCTAAATGAACATTTTTTCCCTCTTTATCTTCTTTTAATTCCTCTGTGTCTGTTGAGTTATTATGGAATCCTTTATCAGTAGGTTGGGGGAGGCGAGAAGTTCTGTTAGTTCTAGAATAACGTCGAGGATACCCTGAAGTAATATCTTCTATTCTCATACTTTTTCCTTATTCATTCGAGCCTGTTTCTTTTTTTCATATTCGACTTCAGCATCATATTCTCTTTCTGCATGTGTTTTAACAAGAGGCGATGCTATATCTGCCGCATACATTCCTGCTAATATAGAACCAATAAGATTTAATGCTGGGCCAATATCCATACCTAATGTATCGGCAACTGGCTTACCAGCAAAAAATAGTATTCCAACTGCGGCACCTATTAGTTTGGGATGTTTTCTAAAAAATCCTGTAAACTTATGGATGTCGGTTATTTTAATACCTTTTCGTTGTAAAGCCTTTAATTCTCTTTCATAAACTTTCTGCGCGGCAATATCTGTTAAATGATGATCCTTTGCATACTTATTTGCTTTTTTAAAAAGATTCCTCACTATCTCAACCTTCCCTTCTAAATCTGTTTCAAATAATGCATATGAATCAAATACTGGATTTGTGTCAATGACTTCATTTATTTTCATTTTTGATTCTATATATTCCGCGTTTAAATTTTCGAGGATCATGTGTTTTGATTGAATTATATAGTCGTTTAGTTAGATCGGCTGCTTCTTCTCCCTCATAACTTTCATTTATTAATTGTACTAAATTAATAGCACTGGCAATAATATGATCGGCTTTACTTTCTATGATTAGGTGCTTATCCCTATCATGCACCATATTATTAATTTCTTCTAATAAACTCTTTGTACGCTTTTTCATAACACGATTCTCTGTATTGTATATATTTATATGATATAGATAAATAGTTTTGAAGCATAGGAACGCATAATGTCAGAAGATTGGTACAAAACATTTATAAATGTAATTGAAAATCCTGTAAAAAAGGACGAAACATCTAAACCTGAAGAAAAAACAGATCGACATATTCATCGTTTAGATAGAGATGTACCTTCTATAAAAAGCCAAGATGTACCTTCTGGAAAAAAAGAATTGCGTTTTGATAAAACTGTTACTGATCATTCTGGCGCATATATGCCAGATGATGAATCAATGCCTTTTACACGGTCAGGGAAAGGAGAGACTGACGAAAATAAGGATCCTATTCTGTTTCACCGAACAATGAACAAATTAGTCATATTAGGTAAGGCGGGCATGTTAGACCATGATAGCGTTATGAAACTCAGACAAAGTTTTAAAATAATGTTAGATGGCAAAGTACCGTCTACACAACAAAGAGCAGTTCTCCTAACTGTTCTTGATAAGCTAATAACCCTCATAACAAGTGATATGAGTCTCTTCAATAGAATTAGGAGTGATCTTCAAAGAGATAAATCTAAGAAGTAAAAGTTATTCTAATTTACGCAGTAGATTCCTGAGTCGATCTTGGGAATCTACTGCTTTTTCAATTACAGTGTTTGTTTCTACTGTATCTGATACTTGACTTTTTTGCTTTAATTTTTCATACAAAGACGAAGTAGTTTGATTATCGTCTTCATCATCTTCTAGATCTGTTATTCTTAAACTGTTAATATCAAATCCAAAATCCAACTTTTGCCCAACTGCACTAGAAGAACGTGTTTTCATAAACTGTATTTGTACCCTGCCACGTTCCCGCATTGCCCTACTAGAAAATATACCTATAACATTGTCAGCCGTTTGTATTTTACTCAACCCTCCTGCAATATGACTATGATCAAATTCTATTTCGTCTACTGCTCCTCGGTTTAACTGACTTGCTGTTACAAACAAAAAGTTACCTTCTAACGCAAAATTACGTAGTTCTTCAGATACTAATTTATCTTTGGTATATAAATCGCCTACACTAATTTTTCTATTCAGTGGCATCATAAGATCTAAATAATCTAACAATACACAATCCATAACTGTGTTTGTTTCAATCTGAAATTCTTTTAAGAATACTCTTATATCATTTACATTACAACCATTTGGTAACTGTACTACTTGTAATCGTCCTGCATTTTTTCCTAACAAACGAACTTTTAAGTCTACATCTTCAAGATTTTTAAACAACTCTTTTGTTGACATGTCTGTATGCATTGCATCCATTCGCATACTAGTTAACTGCTCTGATAATTCTAAGGATACATATAATACATTAAGTCCTAACTTGGCCCAATTAATTGCTAAATTTTGTAAGAATATACTTTTACCTGCTCCACTGCCTCCTGCAAAAATATTCAACTCACCTTTATTAAATCCACCAAACAACTTCTTATCTAATGTAGTCCATCCAGTAGATGTTTGTCCATGATTGTCTTGTATGTCCTTTAATCTTTTAGCAGGGTTTTCCCAATAATCTATTCCAAACTCTCTTGCTAATCCTATTTGTACTGCATCATTTATTAATTTTTCTACTGTACCATATTCTTGATTTTCTAGTTTATCATAACTTTTTAAAATTGCTTGTTCTAATGCTTTATGTTTACAAAATTGTTCAAACTCATCTAAAAACCAGCCTTCATATTTTTCGGTAGCACTTGTCATGTCTCCTAATTTAATTTGTGTCGTTGCTTCTACTTGATCTTTAGTTGGAACAGCAGAATACTTGTCTGCATGTTTCATTACAAATTTTACACAATCACGTAATTCATGATCAAAATAATCACTGTTCAATATACCTCTACATCTTGCATAAAGGTCGTGATTTTTTAACAAAAATTCAATAAACAATTTTTGTAATTCTGCACTATATTCTTTTGTTTCTGCCATAACCTAGTTACAATACTTTTTTGTAAGTACTTTAATTTTTCCTTGATTAGTTTCTGCACACTCTATTATACTTTTTAGTGCAAATAACTTTCCATATTTTACTACTGCATCCGATACATCCTTACAATCTTTCCATGGAGGGAAACTTACTGCCCATTTTCTTTTTCTTGCAATAGCCACCAATCTTGCTCCAGCATGATCTCTATCTGGACACAGTATTATTTTCTTGCCTAACTTTTCTATAATTTTACACTGTGTTTGATTTGCTAAATTGGATGTTACTGCAACTCCATCTACTGTTAATGCATCCATGGGCCCTTCTACTACTATCACATATTTTCTCTCGTGTACTTGTGCATCTAAATTAAACACAAAGTCTTTTGGTTGTTGTGTATAAAACTTTGGTAAACTATCAGGGCGTGAATCTCGAGATGCCCATCTTGCAGTATATCCTACCGCCTTTCCTTTATATACATAAGGTATAAACAATCGTTTGTTTAATTGAAACGTTTCATTATTACACCAATACAATCTTTTATCATATGCACTAAATCCTCGCTTTGTTAAAAATTCAATTACATGGGAGCAATTTACTTCATCATAATATTCATTTTCAGGATCATTATAACCAAAATTTAATTGTTGAATCCAATTAAGTAATGGTTGTGATACTTTAGGTAATTCTATTTCTGGCCAATTAAATTTTATAGGTTCTTCTTCTGCCGCCTGATATTCAAATTCTTGAAAAACTTCTTGCTCTGTTGCAAGTTGCAATTTTAATCGTTGTATGTCTGCTGTATCTGCACCTAATATTTCCAATAACTTTTGAAGTCTAGCAGTTATATGCCTACCAGCAGACCAGCCAGTTTTATAACCACAATTAAAACAATTATATTGAAATTTATCTACATCAAAAAAGAAACCGCCTCGTCCTCTTGTGTCCGGTCGAGGTTGTCCATTATGAATACACATTGGACAATTGCCACTTAACCAGCCGCTAGGTGTTTTACGAAATCCATAGGGTATGTATTGCTGTACAAACTCCAAAACTAAACTCATACTACTAGTTTAATGTCTATATAGAATTTTGTCAATTGTTCCAGTATTAGCAGAATCTTCTTCGTAATAAAATCTAATCCATGCTATGTTTCCACTAAAGTTAAAAGCATCTACTCCAGAAAATGTAGTAAAAAGAGCATAAGGATTAGCAAGTGATAAATCTAATGTGAACCAATCACTAGAATCGTTACCGATAAGATCTAATGTACCTTCTGCATATAATTTACCGGTAAAATCGGTAGCATATACAGCAAATGTATGTAGTCCTGTTTTATCATGTTTTCTAGCATCGCCTTCTACAACATCTGAGAAAAATTTAGCCGTACCGCCTGCAGGCGTACCGCCCAATTCGGTAAATGTAGATAATGTTGTACTATCAATTAATGTTGGTAATTCTGTATCTAAAATTTCTACTGTCCCACTTACACGTTGATTGTAGTCAGAATACAAAGGTCTAACAATATCATCGGCATCTTTAACTGTAACAGTTAGATAATATAATCCTGATTCTAATTGTCTTATATCTTTTTCTGCTAATGATAATTGAGCTGCACCATTGTATTCATCTGTTAATAACAAGGGTCTACTAATAGTAGATGTTTTATCCTGTGTTTTTGTTAGATTGGCTGTCAGATCAAGTCCATTTAGATTCATGGCTTTTCTGTCTTGATCCTTTATTCGAAAAGATATTAAACTGTCTGTACTTTTATAAATTTTAACGGGTCTATTATTCATGGGCAAATTTATTGTCTTAGAATTATCGTTTATATAAGTATAGACTCTCTCTTCTTGATAATTGTAAAATTCAATTGTTCGAGGCATATATTTATATCCATCCTTAATAACTCCACTTGTATTTATGCTAAATATTATTAAAGCATTATGAGTACATCGATCCCCAATATATATCAAAAACTATTAGATTCGTTTCCTTTTTTAAGTTTTTGCACTCACGGTAACAACGAATTCATTGGCATTATACAAAATATGGATAATGTTTTGTGTTCTATGTACATATATGAAAACATTCAGCAAGAAGAAGGAAAAAAGTTATTCTTAGAATTGGGAGACGAATGGTGGTGGGGATCAAATAGACTAATTCCTATTAATATTGTATTGGGCGATAGATTTAAACCATTTCAGTCTATATTACGAACATTTAATGCTAAAGACTTTAATTTAGTTCATGGCCATAGTATTAATTTACAAAATATAATGCAAAAACGAATTAAACGGCGTCAAATACAATTAGTTCGTAAAATGAGTTAAACTTCTAAAACAGAATCTAATCGTTTGGTACCAAACACATCATCACACATATGACATTTGTAACATTGGTTTTTACAATTCTTTAAAACCTTTGCTAATTTAATGGCTTCTTTACTGTTCCAAAAATGTGTATTCAAATTATCTTTAATTTCGTCTATATCTGTAGTTGTGGGGAAGTCTTTCTTTATGCAACTAATACTAAACCACATGTGAAGGGGTGCTAAATTATTTTCATATATTGTTTTAAAACTATCAGCTGAGAAAGATCTACGTTTTGTTTCTATTGCGTAAAGTAGTTTATCTCCTTGGTCAGCATCATCTAGATTTTTTAATCTTCCAGATAGTTTAAATATGTCTACTAACTCTGCAAATTCATCCCAATCTTTATTAGAGTGGATAATAAGGTCTGTACTTGTTCTTGGATTAGTAACACCGGGTTCTAAATGTTTACCGTCGGGGCCGGGATGTAATTCTAATTCGTTTCTCCAACCAACACATGTATTACCTATCATTTCCCAATAACTATGTCCTGTACCTGCCAGTTCTCCACTTTGCCAACAGTCATGTTCTGTTTTAAAAGGACATTCGGGCAAACAACTTTCAAAAACTAAAAGACAAGTTTTTATACCCAACCTGTCTGCTTCCTTTTTTACTTTTCTTAATTCACCACGATTCCTATTAAAGTCTCTATCTAACTGAACTGTTGTATAACCTAAATTAGCATAATCAATAAACTGTTGCGTAGTTCTTATTCCATGGTTAACTGTATTCTTCCAATCCATTTCCGGAAATGTTTCTTGCAATACTCCCAATCGCATTAAATGAGTGTGGCTTATTGTACAACTTCTAACACCATCTGCATAATATTTTCCTATAAAATTTACAAAGTCTTTTGTGATGTCTGGACGAAGCATATGCATTGGTCTATTCATTTCATTAATTGTTAACGAAATAGGAATGCCATACTTTTCTTGAATTGTTAATAAGTTTTTATAGTGTGTTTCGGATGCATCTACTCCCATAGTATTACCATATCGTAACCCAGACGAATGATAGAAAGTAGCACCATAGTAAATATCGTAAATTTCGTTTTTGTATTGCTCAGAGGAATTTTCAAAACATCGTAAATAGAGATCTTCAGAAGGTGTACTATCCCAATGTCCTATTGAGAATTTTTTGTTATATAGTTCTTTCATAATAAGTTCATGTGTACAATTACCAAATGTGCATATGCAATTGCATGTGATTTTTTAAAGTAATAAGTATCATCTGTTGGCTTCTTCCAAACTTCTTCAAATACTTTATCCCAACTTTCTCCTAACAAATATCGCTTTGCAGGACGTATTATTGCCAATATTGCCGCCAGTTGTTCTACTGTTTCTGGCTTCATTTGTTTTATAATATCATAATGATTACTTATATGTATTAACTGCTCTGTGAATTCTTTTTCTAATAATCTATGCCATGGCGGTTCTATTAACATCAACTCTACTAGATGCTGTTCACTAGTTACTTGATTATATACACCCACATTAAGAATATCTAATTTAAAAAATCCTTCCTCTTCTGCTTCTTTATGATCTATAGTTGCTAATCCTGTAATAGGATTTTTGGGCATCTTATGAAAGTATACACCTGTATTATGCTTAACAAACCCTTTATCTTTAGTCAATGCCGCAGGAGTATGTTTAAACAAATTTAAAACAGTGTCGCGATTTGCTACATCAATATCAATATCTGTTGTAGATTTCATCAGTCTCTATCTATATCTGGTTCATTGTTATTATCGATATAGTCGTCATCAGTTGTTTTTGTATGGCCGCACTCTAATATACGTTTTGCAAACAATGCGGCATTAACTGCACCATGCTTTCCTATAGACATACATGCTACTGGGACACCTCTTGGCATTTGCGATATGCTTAACAAACTATCCATTCCATTTAACCCTGAATTCATTGGCACACCTATAACAGGTAAATCTGTATATGCGGCGACAACCCCCGGCAATGCGGCTGCCATACCTGCCGCGGCAATAATAATTTTATTACCTCGTTTTTCAGCATTAAGAACCCACGTTCTAACCTTATCGGGGTCACGATGTGCTGATGCTACAATTATATCAAATGATATATTGTGTTCTTCTAAGGTTTCTACACAATGATTCATTACTTCCGAATCGGATGCACTACCCATTATAATTCCTACTACAGCCATTATGTTTTCCTCTTTGGTTTTTTATAATATCCAGTTCTTATATAGTTTACTAGATCTTCTAGTATTTTATCTGACGAAACAGACCAATTCACTCCACAACCGCGTAAATAATTTTCTGCTCCTCCCCTATCTACTGGACTCTTAGAATACCTATTAATAATATTATTCTTGATCAGTATTTTACTAAGATCTTCTTTTAGTAATTTAATTGATTCCTGCTTCTTTGAAGACATGTTCTACCCATGCTGAATCCTTCTCATTGGTGCTTATTTTTTTCTGCCAATAACTAGGTTCTATATAATCTGCTATCATCTGTATTTGTTCTTCGGACATTCTATCTAATAATTTTTGTGCTCCAGAACAACTATAAAGTATCCATGGAGAAATTCTTCCTGACTTAATCATATGCACAGACATATTAGTAGATACCTTATTAAAGAAGTTAGTCCACTCTTCATTACATTCAGCCGACCATTCTTGCATTAATATTATACCTCGTTCTACTGCCCTATCTACAGACTCTTTTTTCATTAAGTCACATATATATTCATTGTATACAGAATCTTTACTCCAATCATCTATTCGTACACCCATTCGTAAAACAAAATCTATAAATGCTTCTGGATTAATTGCATTTATATCTATAATGTACTTTCCAAACTTAACAAATGCCTTGTAATATTTTGAATCAGCAAATTCGTTATATGTTTTATCATTTTTTGCATTAGTGTTATTTGAATAAAAATTTTGATATGCCCTAAATCCTAATTGAACATGCCTGTCGCCCTTAACCATATGACGCCGTTTTTGTTCACACATGTGAACAGCCAACGTTTGTTCTCGTACGAATTCACGTTCACAATAACCACATTTATTCATTAGTTGAATATTTTCTTAATTTCGTTATCTTGCAATCCTAGATCTTCTGCATACTGTTTTAATTCTTTTGTAGAATTTAACTCTGTCAAAAGTTCTATTTCATCTTCTTTTAAATGTCTATGTACATCTGCTAACCAAGTAGTTAGTCTATTTTTCTTAATTCCTTTACCTGGTTTAACCCATGGATGAAATTGTTTTTTTCCTACACCACATAGTGCCATTAATTTATATTGTAATTCTCCATGGTGCCTGATATCATTAAAATTAACATTAACAAATTCATTAATGGCTGTTAGATAATGATAGTTTATCTTCTTTTCTTTTGAACTACAACAACTAACATATCGCATATATATCCAAGCAGAAAACGCATTCTTTTGTTCTTCTGTTAATGAATCCCAAAAAGACTTGTTTCGTTTATCTACTGCTTCTAATATTTTACCTAGCGGTATATTTTTATCATCCTTCTTCATTATTACTATTATATTACCAAATTTGATTTAAATCAAGTACATCTGGTACTTTGTTTGTTTCTTTTATAAAATAAGCAACAGGATCATTTTTCTTTTGGCCAGTAGGAACAGCAAGAATATGCCCATATTTTAATTTAGGAAATACCCATTTTACTTCGCTATATATATTAACTATGTCTACTGGTTTAAATGATATTTGATAATCACTAAGAGGATTATAACAAAACGCATCAAATCCCCTATCATTAATATGTAATATAGAAATAACTTCGGGGTCACCTGCTTCTACATCTCCAATAATTAAAGACCAATCAATTGGCATTGTAAATTGTCGACCGTTTATACTTAATACTGCCGCAGGAGCATTAAATGATTCTAAAAATATTAAAGGCACAAATATATAATCTACAAATGTAGGATCACTATAATCCATAACACAATATCTAATATCTTCTACCTCTTTGGGTATATTGTTTAATTGATATGGTTCGTTTTCTACTGTTAAAATTAACATCTATAATCTACCTTGTTTATATTGAAAGGATACTTTGCTTCATTATAAAACTTTTTTCTTTTGGCTAAATGTCTTTTAGAAAATTTGGCCGTCGAGGTGATGTCCCAGATCTGTACAAAATCCTTGTCCTCTGCTTTACGAATGCCCCGTCCGATACTTTGAATAACCCGTACAAAACTTTTACCAGGCTCAACAAGAATAAGATTGAAAATCCTAGGGATATTAATACCGACAGAGGCAACACCATAAGTAGCAATAATAATCTTATTGTCCCTATCTTGAATTTCATCGTAATGTTCCTTTCTTTCGTCTGTTTTTACTGAGCCCGATATAAAAACAGAAGTATCTACTCTTTCTGTTAATCCCTTGCCCGTTTTTATTCTATCTATTAATACAAGAGTATTACCTGATTTAGAAATACTTTCTATTAAACCTGCCATATAATCTAATCGTTGTTTATCTCCTACCAAATAAGATAATTCACTTTGATAATTTTTGTATATGGCTGTTTCTTCTAATTGTATAATATTTACTTCACAATTGGCTAACACTCCTCTGTCTTGTAACTCTGCCGCGCCCAATTGATGTATAACGTCTCCAATACTTGCTTTAAGACTAACTTGTTCATGTTCTTCTTTTGGTATTGTTCCTGTTAATCCCCAACGCAAAGGTACTTTAGCAAATGCACTTGTTAATAACTTTTTAAGAACATCTGCTTTAACCATATGTGCTTCGTCTACAATAACACATATAACATCTTCTGCAAACTCTACAATACTAGTATTGCTTAAACCATCACGGAAACGCTTCTCCATTATGTTTAAACTTTGCCATGTACATATCATATGAGTATGCCCAAACTCTTTTCTATCCCCAAAATACACGCCGGTATCCAGTCCTAATGCCTTGTAATCCGCTTCTGTTTGCTTCACTAGTGACTTGTTTGGTACTATGACTATACTACGCCCCCATGGCTCGATTAAATTGCTTAAAGACGCCGTTACGAGCGTCTTACCAGCCCCTGTAGCAACTTCTTGCAATGCATGTGGGTTCTTTAAAAACTTATTAATGACTTCTACTTGATAATCACGCAATACTATAGGTTGACCTGCGGCAGTATGCTTTTTTGGCCATTTATACTTACTAAAATGATCCTTATCTATAGGATCAAATTTAAAATCAAAAGGTTCACGTTTATCTTCTATTTCTATATCATAATGAGTAAGAAACGGCAATATACGATCAAGCAAATTAAGAAATGTCATACCTCCAACAGTAAAGAACGATACACATCCATCCCATCTTCCTAACTTATAAGACGGAACATGGTATGCATAAGGTAAGAAAAACTTTAACTCCTTTTCTAACTTACGACGAATGGGTGGATCTAACCCATCAAACTTAATATTAACTTCGTCCCTTATGATTAGTTTACATTGCTTCATACAACTATTATTATACACTCTATTTGTTAATTACACAAGAAAAGCGGGGAAGTTTCCTTCCCCGCTCCATGAAACCAGATATGTTATTATTATTTTAGTGGTGTGTGCTATCTGGCTTTCATTCTTCAACTACCTCTCGTTTCATACAAGTCATTTCGGCTAGCCGCTTCCACTTCTCATTTTTGGGAGCCATTTTAAACAAGTCTGCAATTTTGAGTACCATTCTCAGTGATACTTCACGCAGTTTTTCCTTGTTCTCGTCAATGTACGTAACAATCATTTCTTTTTCGCCTTCAGCAAGTTTATGATCATCAAGCATACCGTCTCCGACAACCTGTTTGATACGGAGCATCTTGTCACGCATTGTATCAAGTGTCAAATCCAAATAATGACAACGAGATAAAATCGCCTTCAAGTGATCTTTAACTTTACCTAACCTTCCACCACTAACCATATCATCAAATTTAAGGTTTGATATAAAAATTATTGATCCGTTGAATTCGTAATAGTCTGGAACTCCTGTGCGCCGTAACATAGACGAATCAGCATTCCAAAACAGTCGACGTTTCTTACCACTGTCCAATGCACCCTTTAAAAGATTCAGTGCCAGTTCGTCGAATAAAATCGAATCACAGTCATCAAGCACCAATACCTTACCTTTGTCAGACCAATTATATAACAAAGTATAAAGACCAATGGGTGTCATTGCACCCTTTATGATATCATACTTAATTGGCTGACTACCTATCTTGTTAAAGATGTTGGCCCGTTCAAGTACTGCTTCAACACCAAATGACTTGCCTACTCCTGGAGGACCCGATACAATCATACCACGGACTGTGCCTTCCATTGTGGCCTCAGTCATTTCGTCCAGGATTTCAAACCGCTCACGGATTTCCTTCATCCGCTCATCGTCGGTTTGTTCAAGTTTTTCTTTTACTTCTTTTGGAACAAGTGGCTCATATCCTTTCCGATCAAGTTTGATCCGAATTTTTCTGTCTGGATATCCAGCAACCCTAGATCCATCAACTGTAATGAACCCACCATGTTTCCCCAATTTATAACCTTTACATAAAGGAAACACTGTATTGGTAACAACCTTGCCACCATATTCGCCGTTAAGAACACGGACTTTTCGCATAATAATAACCCTCGTTTAACGATTCACACTACCACTATATATATGATAGTCTCATATGGTAGATCTGTCAACCGGTATTTCTTGGTGTTTTATTAATGATATCAATGACTTACAGAAATTTTTGGAAATGTCCTAAAATCAATGACTTATAAACCTAGTAAAATCAATGACTTATAAAAAATATTGAAAACCCTACTGATTTAAGGGTTAATGTCCTAGTGTAAATAGACGATGCCGCACTCTTTCTGTGGTATTTTCTTCTGGTGTTAAGGTGATCGCTAGATTTACGACAGGTTCAATAGAAGCAGTATCTTCTCCTGCTTTTGGTACAACTGGCATTTCGTCTACAAATTTATAATGTAATTGTCGTTCATTAGATTTTCTATATCTATTACGACCATCTTCTTCCCCTTCAAATTCTGCTACAGCCTGCCGGCCTGCTAATTTGCCTTCTTTCATTTCTCGTAACTTCTTTTTTTGTTCATCATCTACAACAAAAAGATATAAACGTTCAGTTTTATCTTTTACAGTATATGCTACTAATAACGCATGTGATGTTTTATCTATAAATCGTTCTTCATGCCATACGTATGTCCATTTTCCCGTAGGTTGTTCATATCTAGGTAATCCATATATAGAATAAATCCATATCATTGAAGCCATAATAAGAGTAAAAACTACAGGCGGTGAAATCCATTTAATTACAACATTAACATTTTTGCTCTGACACAATGTATAAACACACATTGTAGAAATAATAACCGCTGTAACAACAAGAGTTGGTGCTGATACTAATAATGTTTTTAATATGTGTTCAATCATGGAGGAGCCTCTGTTGCAGTTGTTTCTAGAAATGAACGCATTGCCGGAGGCAATGCTTCATATTGAGTGCTATTTTCAATATCATCGAGTCCGTGCTCATGATCAAATGAAACAACACTACTCGAAATCCAGTTTGCCTTTTCATAATTTACATCAAAAATCTTTCCATCGTCGCCCATCATGAAATTAAATGCAGTCAATTGTTGACCTCGTTTTGTTAATAGTACTTCTTGACTAACCAATAATTTAAAATTAGGTTTGTTATCATATAATTCGATGAGTACTGGAATTTCAGCAGTTTCTTTATCCTTTTTATTATACCAATGAATATTAACTCTCCACTGTCCAGGAATAAAGCCACGAATAAAAACGAATTCTTGATTTTGATATACTATTTTTCTTTCGCCGTTTATTATTGCATAATCGTTTGACTGACCTAGATCATCTTTTTCTAAATTAGTAAAACCTGCTTCCCTACTTCTATATCCTATTTTTTGTCCCAAAGGATCACGTACCCATAAATCTACATCATTTTTATCTTTATCTGGCCATGTCATTTTAATAACAAACTGTACATCGGGATCCATCTTTTTTTCTGTAGTAGGAGGTGATATAAGAATAAATGCTATAATGAATAGCATAACAAAACCCACAGTTAAATTAAAAAGTAAATCTACGAATGCAAATGTGCTTCTATGTTTCCGCCTATCCATTTCACTTCTTCGAATAAGCGCCGGATGTCTTTTTCGTCGGCCCGGAATTTTCGATATTAATCAATTGAAACTTAATTAATAGACTACAAATAAGACCCAACAATGTAGTAGTCAATGCTGTACTCATTCCTACAGCCAATTGACCAATTGCTCGTTGTAATGTTTCAGTTTCTTCTACATTAATATTTAGAAATGCTGTACCTAACATCAATAGAAAACCTGCTACTGTTCCTATCATACCAACAGTAATACAGGCTTCACTAGCAAACCATACAGGTTCAAGATTTAATTTTTTATTAGGTTTTTTATACTTAAGATAAGAAAGTTGACCACAATAAAGAGATATGAATATGAAACTAATTAATATAACAAAACTGAGTTTTGTAACATCATTATCCCATAACCATTGGTGTAGATTTTCGTATAGACAGTATCCACTACTAAACGCGAGTAAACCTGTAAAAATCCACCATCTCCAAAAAACCATATATTGTCCTCAGTGGTCTCATCATAGTATCAAACTATTATAACTATTTATGATGAAACGTCTGAGACTTTAACGCGGTTTATAATGGTTTCTTGACAGTTACTGTACTTACTTTTACCTTGACTTTTCACAAAACCAGCAAGAGTAATAGTCTTTCCTTCGAGTATTCCGGATATATCCGGGTCACTGGAAAACCAAAACTTAACAACATTCTTATTATTTTCCAAACCAGTTACCATAAAGATACCCATTTTCTTAACGTAAGTAATATCAATTATGTCCAAAGTAAACATACAACGAGTACCCATCTTACCAACAACTTCACTTGAACTTATTAAGTTATCAAGTTTGTCTTTAACAGTATCTCTCTTTGCCTGGTGCTTCTGAGTGTTTGGAATACTAGCAATTAATGCAACACCGTATACACCTACCGTTTCGGCAGTAACGTTTTCCATTAATGCAGTTTCAAATTCATTTAGGTTACCACCCAACTTCTTCATAGTAAGTCGACCAGTTACATCGTCTACTAAATGTACTGCCGCTTCTCGATCGGAAGTAGTAGGTTTTATTCCTTCTCCTTCTTTATTAAGCAAAGAATGAAGGATAATAGTTTTATTATCCTTTATTACTTCTTCTGAACCGTCGTCATTTACTTTAGTGTAACCCTGGCCACTACGAACAAATCCTTGTATATTGTCAACTGCTATAGCAGTGGCAATAACTTCGATGGTTGGAAATTTAGGGTTGGTTTTGTAAACCAGTCTTGATGTGCGTCTCATATCCAAAAATACCTTATAGCCTTACTCTATACTACTATTATAAGGTCTGACTATCTGTCTGTCAACCATGAATTCTTACTATTTTTTCTTTAAAATCAACGACTTACAGATATTTTTGGATTCTTTTAAAAATCAATGACTTATATTTCTCTTTGTTTTCAAAGACCTAAGTCTTCTAACCCTGCAGATCGTAGTTTAATTATGTTATTAATCTGGAATTGCTTGGCATCTATTGCTTTGGTGAAGCCAATGAACTTGTTTCTAACCAATGCAAATTCATTGACTAAATGCTGTAAATCTACAACATCTTGCTCACCATCAATATATTGTTGGACATCACGTGAAGTTAATTGTCGTTGATAATGTTCTAAAAATTGCTTATATTTAATTGAACGTAATTTTCTTAATTCGATATTGAGATGTTCTAAAATGGCTTCTATTTCTTGTAGTTGACTAAACCGGTGTTCAACAATACCGGGTATTTCCCTACTATTTTTTTCTATATTACCTGCAAGACTTATTTCTATTCTTCCTTGCTTTAATTCTGTTTCAAAATAATCTATAGCTTTAATAATATTGCCAAGATCATTTTGTACTTCTCTATACCATTTAGACATGCTTAATCAAACTCTTCTTCGTCATCCTCTTCTTCTTCTTCGGGCATGTAATTAGTAGATAGTATCTTATCTAAATCTGAGTCACTTCCTGATAACTCATTTACCATATCTTCTACATTGTAGATTTCTTCAGCCGCCTTTAAAAAACTTTCAGCGGCATCTTCTCGTTCTTTTGCAGTAATAAACTGTTTAACACTTGACCATAAACTTACTAGTTCTTCTGCATCATCTGTATACAAACTTGACATATATTTTCTCCGGATAGTAAAACATGTATTTAACTATTTTGGAAAATATCCCTGTCCCCCAATTCTTCTATTACAAGTTCTAGTTTTTCGGGAGTCCATTTTTTACGGAACTCACTTATAACTTCACCTTTTACTTTTGTAGAAGTATATTGTAATTTATTACCTGACTTGGTTAACACGCCTACTTTTTCAAATAAGTCTACTAATCCACTATAAGGATCCATTCCTGAGTCATATGGTATTTTGATTTGAACACTTTCAAACGGTTTGGCATATCTACTTTTTACTACTTTACACGCCGCACGTATACCTCTTATATCACTAATTTTATTGCCTTCACTGTCTTCTTTAAGTTTAAGTTTTTTCATTGCAACAACAATACTAGATGCATATATAAACCCTTGTCCGCCACTAATTTTATCGTCCGGGTCAAACATATCCTGACTTGCATACGTATGATTAGTACAAACAAGACCTATATTAAGACTACCAAACATATTAACACAATTACGAACTAATGCTGTTAATGCTTTAGGTTTGCGTCCCATATCACCTTTAAGATCGCCTTTATCAAATTGAGCCACATCTGTTGGTGTTAATAACATACCTAAAGAATCAACAACAAATAAAACTTTAGGACGATCTTCATGTTCTAATTCTGCATAGTTATCTTTATATTCCTTAATGAAGTCACTTAAAACTTTAGCAACATCATCTATCATTGCTAAATTCATTTTTAATAACTTATCGGGTGACGTATCAACTCCCAATGCATGAAGCCATGCTTCGTCTAATGCATTTTCCGAATCAATTAAAATAACAAAGACACCTTTTTCTTGTGCATTTTTTACAATATTACCTGCACAAACAAAACTTTTACCACTACCACTTTCTCCAGCGAATACTGTAACTTTTCCTAAAGGTATACCTTTATGGAAATCATTACTAATTAGTTTATCGAGAACTAAATTTCCAGTGGAAATCCATGTATCAGGATCTCTAAATCCTACACTTAATCCAGGAACAGATTTTGTTACTGTTTTTCTAAATTTACTTACGTCAAATGGTCTAGCCATATATTATCTCCTTTAAGGTAAAAGGGGGGTTGCCCCCCCTTAAACAATTGATTATGATTGGCGCGAGCGGATCATTTTTAAAATATCTTGAGCACTCGGCTTTGCTCCGTCTTCTGTTGTAACAGGATCTGCGGCAGGTGTTTCTACTACAGTTTCTTCTGTTTTCTCAACAGCGGGTTGTGGAGTAGGAGCAGGTGTACTTGCCGCTTGAGCGGGTTTTTTACCATTTCCATTGTCCACGTTTAAACCAAACGGACGATAATGTTGACCAAATCGATCTGGATCATAAAGTTGACCATCTACTGATGCTTCAAACATTTCGAAAATAACTTTAACATCATCTTCACTTGGACGTCGTGGCATAAAATCATTTAAATTAAATAATCCATGTGATTCTATTGCTTGTCGTTCTTCTTCATTTAAACTACGGTCACGACGTGCCCAATTGGATGTAGAATAATCAGCATACTGACCTTGTTGAGTTTTAGTCAATCTAAAGTCTGTACCTTGTTCGTAATCTGTTGGTATTTCTACAAAATCTGGGTCCATCAATGCGGCCGCTATAATTTTATAGATACTTGGATTGATTACAAATCTACGAATTGGATTTTCGGGTGTGTCATCTTCAGCCAGGGGATTTTCAATAACAAATCCTTGAAATAAGTAAGATCGCTTTTTCCAATATTTTCTAGCAATATCTTCCATGGATGTATCTTTAAACCATGGACGAATTTCTGCATGTACTGGACAAGCATCTCCCCACATTTCTATACAAGGAACTTGAACAGTCACTGAACGACTTTCGTCGTGACCTTTAATTCCTGGAAATGCTAAACGAATCATTTGACGTTCCCGCCAGAAAAAAGTGTTATCTGTATCACCATCTGGTAGGAATCGTAATGTTGCGGTTGTGTTTTCTGGAATATTCCAGAATGTATATATTGCGTTGTCTCCAGTACCTGTACCGGGACCGCGGCGGGTTTCTTGTTCTAATAGTTTTGCCCTAATTTCAGCCAATGTAGCCATAATATTTCTCCTTTAATGTTAGCCTTAAAATTTGCCTAAGTGTATATACTCTCATATACAGTATTAAGTATACACTTTATTATTTATCTGTCAAGTGGTTTTTGGTGAAATTTTGGGAATATTTTTATCTGACGAATTGGGAGAACTTATCTTCTAACATTTCAGAAACAATTTCTTCCCAATGTTCTATCATATGATCTTCTTCTTCTACTATTTCGTCTTCTTGGAGAGGGAGATTTGCAATAAAAGGTAAAATATCTTCAAATTGTTGATCAAAATATTTTACTGTAAATTTCTCTTTTAATTGATCTACCAATTCATTGACTGGATCATTAATTGCTTCTTGTGCTTCTATTTGCTCAACCATAGATTGATAAGATCTTACTCCGGCTAGCCTAGTTAATTCTGTTTTGGCATCAGTTTTATATGTATTAACTCTGTCTATAACATCTGATGTTTGCTCATTAACTAAAGAATTACGTCTTACGTATTTTGTAAATTCTTGTAACTTTTTTAGATTTTTCACAGTTTCTATAATATGTTCGCCAACGACATCGTATGGCGTGCCGCCCTCATTTATATGACGAGCCATTGCTCGTGCTCCTGCAAGATGTATGTAGGGGAACTTAAATCTTTCGCCTTCGGCATTTTCGATATATAACCCTTTTATATTGCGAGATCTAGCGCCTACCTTTTCCTCGTCTACTTGCTTGGAGTGACGAATTATTAGTTTAGCATCGTTAATTTTTTGGTAACTGCTTTTCATACTTCCGTATGGTTTTTCTAATCCTTCTGTTACCGATTTATTCATAGCCATGTGTGCAAAATCCTTTGGTTGTAACTGCTTTCCATATGTTTTAATTGTAAACTCAAACATATATTTTTTAGCCTGGTTTCGTAGCATATCGATTATTTCTTCATTAACATCTTCATGTTCGCTTAAATGAATTTTTAACTCATCGTCGTCTATATTAACCATCATGTGTGTATTACGATCGTAAAAACGCCGTGCTTCAGTAGGATCTACTGTACGTTGACCGTCTTCTGTGAATAAAACAACACTCAAACCGGTTCCTTTAAGGATATTAAATATTTCAGATGAAAAACCTTCGTAATCTATAGCCATGTAACCTTCCTATCATTATATGTATTTATTATATTATACCTATTGGCATAGGTTTTATATCGCCGCCTTCGTCTTCAAATGTATCTTGTAATGTATCAAATATAGTACCATCAAACTGTCCTATTGTTATTGCCATACGCACAACTAACAATGTAGCCATAACAAGATCATCTGTATTACCATCTTTAGCGGCATAAGATGCTCCTCGTGCTACAAATGTTTTTGTTTCACGAATAAGATTCGGACTGCACATTATCATTTTATCATTTTCTACCCAACTTTTAAATTTAGCACATGCAGTTAATTTACTTTTATTTGTTGTTGTAAACCCCTGTCTATACCTACGAACACTACCTGCTTTTTTAGGTTCACTGAGAAATGTACCGGGTATATTTTCTTCGCCCATTTCACGGATTACAACTAAAGCTGCTTCTCCTAATGTATTATTTTCTACACTCCAATATATTTCTGCTGTGTTTTCACTTTCTTCTTGTATTGCATTACATATTTCACGTAGAATTTTTATTTGCCCTTGTACAGGTGTTTTATTATGCATCCACTCTGCCACTTGTTTACATCCAGGTAATTCATATACTTGAATGGCCGAATTATCACCGCCGGTGCCTAAACTAGGATCTAGACCAAGGCAATATACTTTATCCTTTACTATAGGAGAATACCATCTAATTTGTCCTGTTTTACGTATAACATTATGACTTTCTAAAAGCGGTAATTTAAGATTACTAATAAGAGTTTCGTCGTTAGTAATAAATTCACACTCGTGCTCTCGTCTAAATCTATCTTCTCCTATTTTTGCTTTTTCTAATGATGCCCATTCTTCATCTCTATCCGGATGTTCTGGCCATTTTACTAATATAGAAGCAAATCCATTTCTACCAGTTTTTTGTTCATTACCATATGCATCTACAGTGTTTATTGCTTCTCTCCAAATTCGTGCAAATTGATCGTCATCTTGATTTGGCGTAGATGTAATAAGACACTTACCTCCTGTAGATAACGTAGGAGATAGTGCTGTCCAAAATTCAGATGCAATGCGTGGGGGTACAAACGCAAACTCGTCCAAGTATATTAATGTTAAAGATAAACCTCGACCAGTAGTTTCTGTTGTTGCTTGTGCTACAATTCTAGATCCATTATCAAATTCTATGGAATTTCTATTATATGCAGTTACACCTGCTCTAATAAAGTTTGGTAAACTCTCATATGCAAAGCGAACCCTTGACATTATTTCTTGTGCGCCCGAATACTTATGAGCTGCAATAAGAATAGTACTATCTGCTTTAAACATAGCATACCATAATAGATATCCTGCCGCACAAGTAGATTTACCTGTTTGCCTAGCAAGCATAGCAATGGAATACCTATTATGATGATATACGTTTATTAAATCTCTTTGATAATCGTATAAGTTAAATTTTATACGTCCTAGAATAGGATGTTGTATAAGACAATACTGTTGTAAGAAATATGCAGGATCATCATAACAAACTTGTAATTCTTTTAACTGCTCTTTTGAAAACTTCTCTGATCTGTGAGGTTTCTTGATTAACTGTGTGTCAACTGTAGAACTGACCATACTAGTATTTATCGTAAAAAAATAGGCCCTATTAGAGCCTATTTAATTATTATGTAATTTACTTACTAATTTGTATAAATGCCGGCCAATGTAAGCATTCTATATAAGCCTGAATAAGGATCTGCTGTTTCTTCAACTGTTTCATCATGCGCGGTTCTTGGACCTAAGAACATTCTTCCAACAATTCTTTCTA